CTAAAAAGGACAATACCAGTTAAGAAAAAATTTACATTCCAAAGAGTGCCAACATTTGATGGGACTTTGAAGGGTTATGTTTTGTATAAAATCCCACAACCGACTTATGTTGATGTAAACTACGAAGTTGTATTTGTGAGTACATACGTTAGTGATGTTAATAACTTTTATGAAACAATGATTAGAGATGCATATTCAGACCTACAAGGTTATATGAATATCAATGGTTATCATATATCTTCAAGAATAGAATCTACAAGTGAAACAAGAGAGGAAGAGCTTGCAAGTGAAAGGGTTTATGAGATTTCAATCCCAATACTTGTGTATGGTAAATTGGTAGACCCAACTAAGTTTGAGAAGGTGAATACGATTAATAAAATTCAAATCAAGATTTCTGAGAAAAAATCTGATAAATGAAATAGTTTTTGAGATTTTTTAAATATTTATAATAAAACTTTAAACCGTATGGTAGTTAGGAATAAGAAGAATGGCAGTAACGTCTTAGCGTTTAAAGCAAGCTTAAAAAACAACAGAGTTGTATTCAAGGCTGGTGAGACGATTGACATCCCTTCTTTAACTGATTACAATCAGATAATAAATAAGGCTGATTTCGAAAAAAGAGGATGGTTTGAAGTGGTATCAGTAGTAAATAAAACAGTATTAGAGCAAGAAAGCAACTTGGAAAAAGCTAAAAAGGAAGTAAAAAATTATACTCAAAATGATTAAAAGTGGTATTTATATAATAAAAAATTTAATTAACAATAAGTTGTATGTTGGAAGCGCTATTAATATAAATAATAGATGGGATAAACATATTAGTGATTTAAAATTAAATAAACATCATTCTATTAAATTGCAAAGAGCTTGGAATAAATACGGGTCTATAAATTTTAAGTTTGATGTATTAGAATTTTGTATTGATGAAAAACTTTTAATACAAGAACAATATTGGATTGATAATTTAGAAGTATATAAAAATGGTTATAACTGTAGACCAAAAGCAAATAGTAATTTTGGTTTAAATTTTACTGAAGAGCATAAAATAAAAATTGGAAATTCTAATAGAGGTAAAAAGAGAACAGAAATATCAAGAGAAAAGATGTCTAATTCAAAAAAAGGCACAACACTATCTGAAGAACATAAAAAAAAGATTTCAGATAGCATGAAAAAACATAAAAAGAGTGTTGAACACAAAGAAAATCTAAGCCGCTCTTTAAAAGGTAAAATAGTTTCAGAGGAAACAAAAATAAAAATGAGTAATTCAAGAATGGGAAAATCTCCTTGGAATAAAAAATAAAAAAAACAACAAAAAAAAACAAATAACAATATGGCAACAATTTTCGTATCACCAGGTGTTTATACCAAAGAACAAGACTTTTCAGTTTTTGCTTCTCGTATTGGTATTACAAGACTTGGATTAGTCGGAAAGACTGAAAAAGGTCCAGCGTTTGAACCTATAAAAATTAGAACTTCCGATGAATATTTGTTAAGATTCGGTGGCACAGCTCCTGAACTTCCTTTGTCATACGTGGCAAATGCGTTCTTAGGCCAGGCTAATGAATTAACAGTAACAAGACTTTTAGGAAGCACAGGTTTCGTTAACTCACCTGCTTGGATTATAGCTGCGGCTATGTCAGGTGCTTCTTCTGGGGCTACATTAGCCGTATTAAGAAGTAAGAGAAGTCAAATTGATAACACTTTCTATTTTGACCAAGAATCAGATGTTAAGATAGGTGCTATCACTTCAGCTCTTGGAGAATTTATCTTATCTGCTACTACTGGTCCTTTAACTGGAGAAACAAATAGTGGTATCACTGTTTCATTAGATGAAACAAAAGATAGCTATATTACAAAAATTTTAGGTAAGAGCCCGAAAGTAATTGCGGGATTACCAAACTTATATGTAGAAAGAATTTACCCTCACTTCTTAAGAGAAGCTGTTAATAGAGGAGAAGTTCTTAATATCTATAGCGCAACTGTATTCTCTCAAGAAGCAGCTTATACAGATTTCCAAGATACTTACACAAACGCTATTACACCTTGGGTAGTATCAAGAGTTGTTGGTGGTAACGTAAGAGATTTATTCAGAGTTCAAACTATTTCTGATGGTGACAACTCAAATAGAGAGGTTAAGATTTCTATTGCAAATATTGATATCGTTAATTATACTTTCGACCTTATCGTAAGAAGCTTTAATGATACTGATGCAACTGCATCTCTTACAGCTCTTGAAAGATGGTCTAATTTATCTTTCGATAAGACAAGCCCTACTTACATTGCTAAAGTAATCGGTACTACTGATGAAGAGTATCCAAGAAAATCTAATTTCATTACAATTGATTTAGCTGAAAATATTCCTTCTACTTCAGTACCTGCTGGTTTCAGAGGTTACACTTTAAGAGGTTCAGGAATAAGTGGAACAACTGCTCCAGGTATTTTCTATAAGACACAATACTTCTCAGCTGATACTAAATTCAAGACTTACCTTGGTATTTCTGAATTAGCTTACACAAGCTTAACACAAAACATGGTTTCTGTAAGAAACTCAGTTAAGACTCTTGAGACTGATTTATTTGCTTATGATGGAGCTGTAACAAGCGGAACTGTAACAACTAAAGGTTTCCACTTAGAAAACACTGCAGATGCAACTTACTTTATTAGTGGTAATAAAAATAGCTTAACAGCTTATACAAATGATGCTCAAACATTAATTGATAAAAACTTGCTTAAGTTTACTTTGGTGCCTGCAGGTGGTTTCGATGGTTGGGATAAATACAGACAATACGAAAATACATATGAAGAATTTAAAGATGCTTATCAAGATAATGTAGACGCATTTAAGGCAGGTATTGATACAATGGAAAACCCACTTGAAATCGACATTAACTTATTTGCTACTCCAGGTATTGACTTCAGTAATAACGAGACAATCGTAAGATATGCTCTTGATATGGTTGAGACAAGAACTGATTCTTTATACATCATTGATGCGCCAAGATTAACTGTAGGAGCTGAAAAAGGAACCACAGAAGAAGTGGTTTCAAGTTTAGAAGCTACAGGTATCGACAGCAATTACGCTGCTACATACTGGCCATGGATTCAAATTGAAGATAATTCAAGTAATTTATATACTTGGCAATCTCCTACTTTATTAGTTGTTAGAGCTATTGCTTACACTGATAACGTAGCAGCACCTTGGTTCGCACCAGCTGGTCTTAATAGAGGTCTTGCAGGAGCAGGAGTTATCCAAACTGATGTTAAATTAAGAAAAGATGGTCTTGATACATTATATGGAGGAAGAGTAAACCCAGTTTCTTCTTCAATCCAACAAGGTATCTCATTGATGGGTCAAAAAACTCTTCAAGTTAGACAATCTGCTCTTGATAGAATTAACGTAAGAAGGTTACTTCTTCAAATCAGAAGATTAGTTGCAGCTGCTTCTATGACATTATTGTTCGAACAAAATGACCAAACAGTAAGAGACCAATTCTTAGCTAAGGTAGAACCTATCTTATTACAAATACAAAACCAAAGAGGTTTAAGTGGCTTTAAGGTTGTAATGGATGATAGCAATAACACAGCTGATACAATTGATAGAAATACACTTGTTGGTAAAATACAATTAAAACCAACAAGAGCTGTAGAATACATCGACTTAACATTCCAAGTATTACCTACTGGGGCCAGATTTGAGGATTTCTAACTTTTTGATTATCAAGTAGTTATAAAACTAAACAAAATCAAGGGATACAGAAATGTGTCCCTTTTTTGTTTATTTTAAAAATTTATATATATTTATTGATACCAATAGCTTAAAAGTGAAAATATATGAAAACAAATTGTAATTATTGTGGTCAAGAAAACCCAAAACATGGGATGAAAACTTGTTCCAGGAAGTGTGCTGATGAATTAAAAAAAATAAATAGCAGAGAGAAACGTCAGTGTTTATTTTGCAAGTGTGAATTTGAGGTTAGAAAAAAAGAAATCAGACAACTTTGTTCTGAAGAATGCAGGAGGAGTTGGGCAGAGTTACCAGAAAATATAGAGGCTCGCATAAACGCCTCAAAAAAAGCTGTTAAGGAGAAGTTTGGTGTTGATAATGTATTTCAATTGGATTCAATTAAAGAAAAAAGTAAGGAAACTAAGTTAGAAAAATATGGTGATGAGAATTATTGTAATAGAGAACAGCAAAATAAAACTTTATATGAAAAATATGGAGTTAATTATTTTAATGAGTTAAATAGTAAGCTTGCAAATAAATTTGAAGAAAAGTATGGGGTTTCTCATCCATTAAAGTTAAAGGAATTTAAAGAAAAACTAAAAGAAACTACTTTTGAAAAATATGGAGTAGAAAATGTATCTCAAAACCATGATGTAAAAAATAAAAAAAAAGAAACAATTAAAGAAAGGTTTGGTGTTGATAATATATCTCAAAATGAAGATATTAAAAAACAGAAAAAAGCCACCTCATTAAAGAATTTTGGTGTTGAGCATCACCTTAAGGATGTGGAAATGTTTCAGAAGCATCAGAAGGCAAGATTTAATATACAATCATACAAAGATACTGGAATTTTTTATAACGGTTCCTATGAGAAGTATTTCCTTGAATTATTAGAAGAAAGGGGCTTATTGGAATATGTGTCTAATGGAGATAGTTTCTTTTATAATCTGGATGGAGAGAGTCATACATATCATGTTGATTTTAAGTTTCGTGGCAAGCAGATAGAGATTAAATCTGGGTGGACTTATAATAAAAATGGAAAAGATATGAAATTACAAAGGCTAAATGAAACTAAATGGTCTTCTACAAGAGATTGTGGTGAAGAACTTATTGTATTAATTGATAAAAAAGAGATTTTGGGCTTTGTTAAGGGTCAATAACAGTTTTTAAAATCTATTTATAGATATAATTCTTTGTAGCAATGCCAGGTCAATATTTTCAGCCCATAAGACGAATCTTTTTAAACCTTTCTGGTGGCACAGTCACTGGAGATACTGTCTTTACACAGGGTGTATATGCATTGAATTTATCGGGAGACACAATTTATTCAGGAGGTACAAATCTTACGGATATAATTTTACAACTATCAACTGGAGCTACATCTAGGATAACAAGTGGTTCCTTCCTTCCTTTAACAGGAGGAACAGGCGGTCAATATTATTTCACAGGAAATACTACTGGGCAAACTATATATTTAGAAAATGATTTAATACCAATTACTGATAATAGTTCTTCGCTTGGTACAATAATTAAAAGATATAGAGATTTAAACACAGTAAATGGTATAGCTGTAAATTTTACAGCAGAAACAAGGATTTCAACTGTTGAGTTAAAATTAGGAAATACAATTATAACTGAAGACAACATAATACTATCTGGAAACACCTTATATGGTGGAAATTGGTAAAAAATAAAAAAATAAAACATGGCTTTAAGAAATGTACGTATAACATTAAGAGACAGACAAACAACTGGTGGTTTATTACCAGCAGATTCTCAGTTTGGAGAACCGTTTATAAACTTATATGATGGAATTTTAAAATTCTCAGGAGTCACTGGTGGCTCTTATGAAACAAATACACAGTCAGGTGTATTTGAGGTTGGCTCTGTTCTTTACAATCAAAGAATAAGTAATCGTTTAAATATTAATAATAATTTTCTAATTAGTGGGGATACTGGTATTATAAGTACATATGGAGGACTTGTAGGCGCATCACTAAGTGGGAAGTTTTTAAGTGGAACAACTGCTGGTTTAGTTTTGGCAAATATTTCAGATATTCAAGGTGTACAAGTTTATGTACAAAGTGGAAGAAATATTATAACAGGAGGAACATCAGCATTACCTACAATAAACCTAATAGACTCTCCTTCTGTTAACAATATTACTTTTTCAGGTACATCAACTGGTGGAAACTCTATTGCAACAAATGTATCAGCAACTACATTTTATTCGGCTGCAACAAATCTTGAGACTATAATTTATAACGTTGTAGCTTCTGCAGGTCCAAATACAGCTGTTCAACCAGGTTCAAACATTACAACTGGTGGTACTGCTGCAGCGCCTGTAATTAATCTT